CTGGTGCTTTAAAGCAACTATCGGCTCTTTATGTTGATCGCCATGCTGCTGCACTTCAAGAAACCCTAGATGTAAAACTTGCAGAAAATGGTTGGACTTGGGGGACTGTTCCAACTTCTTTTGAACCTTATTGGACATATGGTGCTTTAGATACAATTTTAACAATGCGTTTGTGGGAACAGTTCTACGAAAAATGTGGCCCACATGGTCCATACAATCGTGCATACGAACTTGAAATGGCAACACGCAAGATTGTTACTCGTATGGAAATTAACGGTGCTCGTATAGATCTTGACTACTCAAAGCGTAAGTATGAGGAGCTAATGTCTTATACAGAGTCAGTTAAAGATTGGGCTAAAACTACCTATGGTGGTGTAAGCATTGGAAGCAATGTTCAGCTAGTGCGCCTTCTTGAAAAGCTTGGTGCAGAAATTAATGAATACACTCCTTCTGGACAAAAATCTGCAAGTAAAGATCAACTAAAACTTCTTAGTATTGAAGGAAATCCTGAAGTTAAAAATCTTGCAGAGACTGTCTTAAAGCAAAGAAAAGCAGACAAGCTTGCTAATACTTACTTCTTAAACTTTATGAATAAGTCTATTGATGGTCTTGTTCACCCTTCTGTAAAGACTTTAGGCGCTAGAACATCTCGTATGTCTATTACTGACCCAGCACTGCAGACTCTTCCCAAGGGGGACGAAACAGTACGAAGAGCATTCTTACCTCGTGACTCCGATCATGTACTAATTACTTCTGACTTAGATCAAGTCGAGTTTCGTATGTTTGCTTCTATGTCTGAAGACCCAAACCTTATTTCTCTATTTCACAAAGCAGATGCAACTGGGTCAGATCCTTTTACTGAAATTGGTCGTCAGGTTTATCAAGAGCCAGATATGCAAAAATCGGATAAGCGTCGTAACCTCATCAAGGGTGTTGTCTATGGACGACTTTATGGTGCAGGTGTAGCTAAGCAAGCTCTTACCGCTGGCGTTCCTGAGCCACAGATGCGTTCTGTCTCTGATTCATTTGATGCTAACTATCCGGGAATGATGTTATTCCAGAAGAAAATTGAAAATATAGGTATGACCCGTCTTCGTAACGAAGGTCAAGGATATGTAAATACTTGGACTGGTCGACGTATTCCTTGCGATGAAGAGCGTGTCTACACACTTGTTAACTATCTAATCCAAGGTGGCGCTGCTGAAGTATTCAAGAGCAACCTTGTTAAGTTAGATCAAGCAGATCTCACTGAACACCTTATTGTCCCAGTACACGATGAAATTGTTTTACAAGCACCTAGAGAAGATGCTGAAGAGATTAAACAGATAGTAAAGAAATGTATGACAACTACCGAAGGTTGGGCTGTGCCTCTTACAGCTGATGTTGATGGTCCTATGGAGAACTGGGGTGAAAAGTACAAATGATTATTCTTTCTGTTGATCCAGGAAAAGCAAGCGGCGTTGCACTTCTTAAATGGTCAGAAGTTAAAGAAGAAAAACCTGTTATTGATTTTTCTGTAGAAGTTGGGCCAGAAGCTTTTGCTCAGATGATTGATGTTGGTCTTATGAATGTTCATGCAAATTTTCATGTTGTCTGTGAGCGTTTTACTATTAACGCTCAAACAGTCCGTAACTCTCAAGCTCCCTACAGTCTTGAGCAAATAGGGGTTCTAAAACACCTATGTAGGGTTAAAGGTTATAACCCAGAATCTATTATATTTCAATCACCTGCAGATGCCAAGAACATGTTCCCGAATGAAGCGCTTAAAAAGGTAGGGATTTGGCATAAAGGTGGAGAAGGTCACGCAAATGATGCTCTACGACACGCCCTACTTAAATTTGTTAAAAGTGGCTGGATGCCAAGAGATCTGCTAGACTAATACACGGTTTGAAAATAAAAGCAAAATATTTCTGCTACCGTATGTTTAAGACATAAAGACATTATTGGAGGATAAGTGCCAGTTACAGTAGAAGTAGATAAGAACAAAAGCCATATCCTTATAACTACAGATTGGCGTTTTAAAGAGCTTTGTAAGAGCCTTCCGGGCTCATCTTGGTCTGCATCAGATCAAGTATGGCGTGTTCCTTTAAGTTGGACTACATGTCTTGCTCTTAGATCTACATTCCGTAATGACTTAGTTATTGGACCTGAACTTCAGACATGGGCTGAAAACGAGTTAAACAGCCGTATAAGCCCTTCTAACGCACTTCGTGAGCTAGAGACACATGAAGGCGATGAAGACCTATTCCCTCACCAGAGGGCTGGTGTAGCCTTTCTAGCAACCGCTAAAAGAGCACTCTTAGCCGATGAACCGGGCCTTGGTAAAACTGCTCAGGCTATTCGTGCCCTTAAAAAACTTCAAGACAATGGCGAGGCTGTCTTTCCTGCACTTATTGTGTGCCCAAACACTCTCAAGAAGAACTGGGCTCGTGAATTTACAAAATGGTGGCCAAGTGTGAAGACTCAAGTCATTAAGGGAACTGCTGCACAGCGTAAAAAGCAGTTTGAGTCTGATGCAGATGTCTACATAATTAACTGGGAATCGCTTCGATCTCACTCTCGCCTTTCTGGATACGGCTCTATTGCCCTAGTTCATTGCCCTGCTTGTGGCGGACAAAACAGTACTATCTCTGAGACTCGTTGTGAGGTCCATAAGAGAGAGCTTAATTTTATTGATTTTAAAGCTGTAATTGCAGATGAAATTCACCGATCTAAAGACCCAAAGAGTAAGCAAAGTCGTGCACTCTGGTCTGCCACAGGAGATGCCCCTATTCGATTTGCCTTAACTGGAACTCCTATTGCCAACAATGTTGTTGATCTGTGGTCAATTCTTCATTGGCTTTCTCCGCAAGACTGGCCAAGTAAAACTAAGTGGATTGATCGAATGATTGATGTAATGCTTAATGCTTTTGGTGGCATGATGGTTATTGGTGTCAAGCCTCATATGCAAGATGAGTTTTATAAAACAGTTAATCCTCATATGCGCCGTATGCTTAAAAAAGTTGTGCTTCCTTGGCTTCCACCCGTTATGAATGAGCGTCGTGATGTTGAAATGTCAACTAAGCAAAAGAAAGCTTATGAACAAATGCGTGACACGATGATTGCTGAGTTAGAGTCTGGTGATGCAGTGACAGCTCCTAGTATTTTGACTCAAACAACTCGTCTAGTTCAGTTTGCTAATGCTTATGCAACTATGGAAACCGATGAGTCTACTGGAGAAATGAAAACTATTTTGACAGAACCTTCTTGCAAAGTTGATGCTCTTATGGATGATATTTCTAATGGAGACTTTGGGGATGATTCTGTTGCCGTTTGTGCAGTGTCTAGACAGCTAATTGAGCTTTTAAGTGCTGCTCTTACAAAGGCAAAAATTAAGCATGGACTTATTACAGGATCACAAACTGAAGATGAGCGTCAACAGGCTGTAGATGATTTTCAAGCAGGAAAAATTAAATGGATTTTATTTACGGCACAAGCTGGTGGGGTTGGTATTACCTTGACCACGGCACGCCGTTTAGTTATGCTACAGAGACCTTGGTCATTAGTAGATCACCGTCAGGCTTTAGACCGTGTTCACCGTATTGGTAGCGAGATTCACGACTCTATCTTGATTATGGATTATGTAACAGAGGGAACGATTGAAGAAAGAGTTTTACAAGTACTAGAGACAAAGTCAGACAACTTCGAACAAATTGTTCGGGATAAGGATCAGCTGATGAAGTTGCTTCTTGATGATAAGGCAGGTTTGCTATGAGCGAAGTAGTTAGACTTTCTAACTCAGAATTACAGACATTTAAAGATTGTCGTCGACGTTGGTGGTTGACCTACTATCGACGCTTGCAACCTAAATATAGAGATATGACGGGTGCTCTTGCATTTGGTAGTCGTATTCACGCAGCTTTAGATGATCATTATGCTAATGGAACTCCATTGCTAGATGCTCATGCAACTTTAGTAGAAAAAGATAAACAACTACTTCTTTCAGAATTTCTAGATGTATCTAACCTTGAAGCAGAAGCTGAGATGGGGCGCATCATGCTAGAAGGTTATGAAGAGTGGGTTGAAGAAAATGGAATTGATGCTGAACTAGAAATGATTTCTACAGAAGAAACTATTATTGCTCCTTTATTTAATGGTGAAGTTGAGCTTCAAGGAAAGCTTGATATGCGTGTTCGTCGTAAAGCAGACGGTGTGCGTATGTTCCGTGACTTTAAAACCGTTGGTGGGTCTTTAAGCGATTTTGCAAACCTTGCGCCAATGAACGAGCAAGTTATGACATACATGCTTCTTGAATCTACTAAGCGTGATGAGTCTGAGCGTTCAGATGGTGGTATTTTTACAATGCTAAAGAAAGTAAAGAGAACAGCAAACGCTAGACCCCCATTCTACGATCAAGTAGAAATTAGACATAATATCTTTACAATGCGTTCTTTCTGGAATAGAATCCACGGAACAATCTCAGACTTGATGAATGTGCGTCATGCATTAGATAAAGGATCTGATCCTTCATATGTTGCATATCCACACCCGACTCGAGACTGTAAATGGAAATGCCAGTTTTTCACTATCTGTCCATTGTTTGACGACGGAAGCGCCGCTGAACAAGCAATTAGTGAAATGTATGAGGAATCAGATCCTTATGCGTACTATAACGATGAGAAAAAAGGAAGCGAGTGACCATGGGCGAAATTCAACGCTCTCTTACGGTTATGGTTTATGGAGAGTCAAAGGTTGGTAAATCAACTTTTGCTGTTACAGCACCATACCCACGTTTAATGCTTGATGTCGAAGGTGGGCACAGATTCCTACCTATCGTTGTTAAGTATTGGGATCCACTCCGTGAGGAGCCACCAATTGCTGACGGTACTTGGGATACTGTTGTAGTTACTGTCCGTGATTACGACACTGTTATCAAGACATATCAGTGGTTACAACTTGGTAAGCATCACTTTAAGAGCTTGATCATTGATTCAATCTCTGAGTTGCAAGTCAAGTGTATGGATAGCATTGCAGGTAATGAACAGATGAAGATGCAACAGTGGGGCGAACTACTTCGCCACATGGGCGGACTTCTTCGTGATCTTCGTGACTTAACGATGCATCCAACAAATCCTCTTGAGGCAGTAGTACTAACTGCTATGTCAAGAACAAGTCAAGACGGAAGACGCCGTCCATATCTACAAGGACAGTTGGCTATCCAAGCGCCATATTTTTATGACATTCTTGGGGCAGTCAACGTTGAAACAGTTCCTAACCCAGATCCACTTCAACCTCCATACAAAGTACGTCGTATGTATGTTGAACGCACTACAGAGTATGAAGCTGGAGAGCGTGTACAGGGTCGTCTAGGTTCCATTGTTGAGCAAGAAAATCTTTCAATTGAAAGAATGCTTGACATTATTTTTGGCCCAAAACAAGAAGCACAATCTACTAAAAAGAAAGAGGTAACTGAGTGAGTTCAAGAAATTGGTCTGATCTCATCAAGGACGCTGGAGAAGCAGGTAACTACGATCCGCTACCAGACGGTGACTACGATCTAGTAGTTACAGAAGCAACAGCAACAACATCACAGTCTGGAAAGACTATGTTTAAAGTCAAGGCACAGGTTGAGGGCGGAGCTCACAACAAGCGTCTTGTATGGGATAACTTAGTTGTATCACCAGATTCACCAGCAGCACTCGGAATTCTTTTTAAGAAGTTCCATGCAATGGGTATTGGTCGTAACTACTTCGACTCAAATCCTACAAATGCACAGATTGAAGCAGCTCTAATGGGTCGCAAGTTCCGTGCACAAATTGGAAGTCGTCTTTATAACGGTGCTAAAAAGAACGAAATTAAAAACTACTATCCAAGTGCACAGACAATTGCTGCTATGCAAGGTGGAGAAGCTCCTGCGGCTCCTGTAGCAGCAGCGCCAGCTCCTGCACCAGCTCCTGCTCCTGCTCCTGCTCCTGCAGCAGCGCCAGCATCACCGTTCTAATCCGTTTACTAGGGTGCCACCCAGCAAATACTGTTGGGTGGCAATCTAGTAGAAAAAGAAAGATAAAATGAAAATACTTTTGACAGGATGTACAGCGCCTCAGTCTTCAAAAAAGACCAATGAGAGGTTTCCAAGTTTTGTTTCCCTGTTTAAAAATTCTCTAGAGCAGTTGGGGCATGAAGTTCATTTAGAAAAACCTAACTTTTATTACTCTACTCAAGATCTAGATATGTACGATTTAATTTATGTAGGTTTAGTATCTCCATCAAGTTTTCAAGCTAACTATGTTTATGGTGCTTTTTCTGTTGCTAACAAAGCAAAAAATCTTGGAAAGCTTAGATTTATTTTAGATAACCCAGATATTCAAAAGCTGCGATCTACTGTCGGTAATTTTTATAACAATACAGATGATTTTTTTAAGCCTTTATACGAAAGACGTCCTTGGTATGTTGAAGCTATGTCACAAACCAATAAAGAAGAAATTATTAATTTTTGTGGGTATTTATATGATGAACAATGGCCTACTACTATTGTACCCAGTATGCCTTGGTTTTCTAAAGAGACTATTTCTTCAGTAATACCTAATCTTTCTGAAGACTCTATTATTCCTATTTGCTACGATAGTTTTATTTTAGATTCAAGCTTAGACTTGGTAGACCCCAGTGCTGGTGAATATTGGGTAGCCGATTCATATAAAAGTGCTTGGACAAGAAAAATATTACATAATTTAACTATTGCTGCTGTTCCAGTAAGACAGGGTAACTATGAAGATCTTGCAACTGTTATGCTTAGAATGCGTAACTCTGTAGGTACTTTAGTTAGTACTCATAAAAATAACCAGCCATGGTGGTCAATCTCTATTTCACATTCACTGTCAGTAGGAGTCCCAGTTGTAACAGACTGGAGATATACATCAAATTTGGGAGCAGAATGGGCGTATTTACCTTCAACAATAGAGGCAATGAGCCCGATAGAGAGACTAGAAATGGCTCAATCGCAAAAAGATTTCTACAGAGAATCCATACCTACTCAGGTAGAGGCTCTGGAGAAAACGGAGATAGCTCTGGACAAACAGAGCCAACTTCTAGTACGATAAGAAAGACTGTCAGAAAGGACAGAAAGATGCCAGAAGTAGATATGCCTTGGATTAAAGAACAACTAACCAGCAATAAAACAAAACGTATTGTTGGGGATTCTGTGCTTATCCTTCTTGAAACTTGGGACAACTTAAAAAGCACTGATCCAGATCCAACCAAAAACGAGCAGAACTTAAGTCAAATTGTTGAACTATTCAGCAAGCTTGCTTTAGGGCATGCTGTAGTAAAAGAAAAATCAAGAGAAGTTTGGACAGCAGCTCAGCCAGGAAATATTCAAGTTGCAAATGAAGTCCGTGTTAAGTGGAATGCTTTTGATGGTGAAAAGGGCAAGGTCCACAATGGTCGCCGTGGAAAAGTAGTAAGTATTCGTTACGGCGATATTATTGTAAAAACAAACGATGGAAAAGAACCAGTGCTGGATGGGTTTCACTATACCCCTCAGCAATTAGAGATAAGGATCTCATAATGAGAACTATTGAATATAAAATGAGAACTATTGGCACAGACTATTTAGAAATTGTAGAAAAGGCAGAGAAAAAGATTTCTGCATTTTTTGGTATTCCTCTAGAAGACATTGCTAACAAAGTTCATATGGAAGTTGTTATTTTTGAAACTTCCGATGACGGTGTAGGCAAACCAATCCACTCTGCTGAAGTTTTTGCAAAACTAAAGAGCTAAAATGACAGATCCAACTACTAGCTCTGAGGCTCCTAGAGTAGATACTCCGTATCGTGTAGAAGCTTTACGAGAAGCTGCAAGGATTATTTCTGGTGAAAGAAACGTGCAGTACGGTGGACCAGAGGAAAATTTTACTCGAACAGCTAAAATTTGGTCTGTAATTCTTGGAACTGAGATTACTAATGAGCAGGTAGCCATGATGATGGTTGGGCTCAAAGTTGCTAGATTTGCTAATAACTCTGGGTTCCAACCTGATACATGGATTGATATTGCTGGATATGCTGGGTGTGGTTACGAAGTAGGTAAAATCGATTCAGAAAAGTAGAGGGTTGTAGAAATATGACCCTCTACATACTGCCGTAAACTATCTATATGGCAGCAGAACCAGTTATAACTCCCATGGCGGTGTGTGAGTCTTGCTATCTAGAAACTCACACAAAGTGGGAACCAGAAAGTATGGATGCTAAAGGAAAAATTCTTATGCGTCTTACGGGGGTAGATGTCCCAGAAAAAGTAAATAATGGAAATGTAGAAGTTTGCGTTGTATGCGGTGGGTTGACTATTGCAGGAATATTTGAGTTAAAACTTACAAGTGAAGTTTATTTTTTTGAAAACCAAGATTTTTCAAACTTAGAAGTAGAAATAGATAGCGAAGAAGATTAGGGAGAACCCATGAAAGACCAGAGGTTGGGCGAGGAACTTTGGGAGTTTTGGGACGGAGAAGGGTATAATCCAAAAGTAGATTTTTCTACTATCTATTACACCATTGAGCATGTAGATTTTGAAAATGATTTAGTTAGAAGGGCTTTAGCTTCTGCTCTACAAAGAGATGGAGTAGCTGTCTCTTTGGGTGAAGGTTTTAATTTAATTGATAAATCAATCCCCTATATAGGATGGCTTGGATATGTAGATGAGTCACTCTACACCTGCGATGACTCTGGAGAGACAGAATATGGTGATCAAGTGGAGAAAGTCTTTCCTGCAACTTGGATAGAAGTATAGTCGTATAGTCGAGCGCTTCTATAGTATATAGTCTACTATAGTTGCATGTGGAAACCTGCGGATAACTTAAATTGGCAAGCTGATGCCACCTGCGCTGATCCTAAAAATAAAGAAGCAGTAGATTGGTTTTTTTCTAAAGACTTTTCTGAAAAATACTCAGCAAAGAATATGTGCTTTACCTGCCCTGTGCGCTCACAGTGCCTTCAATGGGCCTTAGAGCACCGCCAGATTTGGGGTATCTGGGGTGGAAGAGACGAAGTTGACATTCGTAGAACTCTTTCTGTATCTTACAATGGTGAAGAGACAAAAAGAAGAAGAGCACCTAATTGTCCATATTGCACTGCTCGTCCTTCTAAGCTTAACGTTTCTATCGAGCAGCTTCCTAGCGGTGGTAGGTGGACTACTGCAAAAGTAGTTACATGCTCAGAGTGTGGCTTTGCTTGGCGTAGTCGTACTAGTGCAAATGCAGTTGAAGCTTATAAATTAGAAAAACTTGAAAAAGCAAACAAACCAAAGAAAGAAAGAAAAAATGCAAAGAAATCGCCCCCAGTTCAGCTCACTGAGTAAAGCTATAAGTATTAGAGATATTTTTTCTGAAAATCAAATAAAATATTCGGGTGCTTTAACTTTAGCTCAAGAAATTTTAAGAGAGACTTCATCCCTATCATCCGCTGATAGGGAGCTTATTGCTGCTTATGTTTCTAAATTAAACAACTGCGACTATTGTTGCGGGTCTCATACAGTATTTGCAAAATCTATGGGTGTATCTGAAGAAGATCTACAATGCGTTATATCTGAGCAATCTTATGATGGCCACAGACTTGAGCCAGTACTTTTATATGTTAAAAAGCTTACTTTAAGCCCTAGCTCTGTGTCTCAAGAAGATATGGATCTAGTTCTATCTTCTGGTTTTACTGAAGATAATTTAAAAGATGCAATTTCTGTCTGCGCTATTTTTAACTTTTTTAACAGAATTGTAGAAGGACACGGTTTAGATAAAAATGAGCATACTTGGGATATGGCTTCAGATATGATCAAAGCTCATGGGTATGATCGAAGATACTAAAAGTATTTTTATCAAACTCTATTGAGTTGTAATGTCTGACTAAATCTTCGTATATAAATTTTCCTTCATTATAAGAATTAGAAATAATAAGCTCTTCTTTTGCTACCTCTGCTTTTAAAATACCTAATCCAGCTAAGATCCAATTCCATAGTTGAGGAGAAACTCCTCCCCAATAACTTTTAAACATTGTATCTTGATACTGCAAAGATGTAGGAACTTTATATTCACAGCGGGAAACTACCTCTTTAACATAGTCAGTAATAGTAGATCCTTCATTAATATATCTCCAAAAAGGAGTATCTTTTCTTCCACCCTGATAATGAAGAACAATAAATTCTTTATAGCTTTCATACACATCTGCAACCTGTCTATTGTATGAATTTATATTATGCTCTGTTACTGTCTTAGCTTTATCTTTATTTAAAAATTCTAAAGTAAAGCTGAGCATTTGCACGGCAGTAGAATGAATAGATGTAGCTTCTAAAGGTTCTAAAAATGCACCAGCAAGACCTGTAGCTATACAATTTTTTTTCCACAGTACTTCACATCTTCCAGCTTCAAATTTAATATGTCTAATAGGAGTAATCTTGTGTCCAAGAACTTGTTCTACTTCTGCTTGAGCTTGCTCTGGAGTTATAAAGTTATCATCGTAGACATACCCGCAACCCATTCGAGTAGATAAAGGAATTTTCCACATCCAACCAGAAGACATTGCTTGAGCAACGGTAGCTGGAATTATATCTTTTTTAATATCTTCATTTTCATAATCTAAAAGAAAAGGCATTGCACTATTTACAGGCAAATTTTCTTTATATGACTTCCACTGAACATCTAATTTTTTCATAAGAACTCTGGCAAAACCAGTGCAGTCAATAAAAAACTCTCCTTCTAAGACTGCTCCGCTATCTAAAAGTAAGCTTTCAATATCTCCATTTTCAGATATGTTTACATCTTTAATGACAGCATCTACGGATCTTATATTTTTTCTATCTTTTAATTCTTCTTTAAAGAATTTACCTACTTTAAAAGCATCAAAATGAAATCCAAAGTTAGTTCTTGGCAATTTATTTTTTTCAATGACCTGACCTATTTGCGAAGATAAATAAACTTTATCATTTCCAAGCTCAGATAATACATAATTAAATACTGGGTCTGGCATATATTTTGCACCGACGCTAGTATCAAGTGGGGCAAAGTATGATGAATTTGCATCTTTACCCCAATTAACATGTTTAATACCAAACTTATATGTAGCATCTGTGGCTTTCATAAATCTTTCTAAAATAGAATTATCTGCTCTATTAAAGTAGATTCCTGTAAGTACATCAATAAGAAGTCCTGTAGACCCCTCACCTGCACCTACAATACCAATTGCAGAAGACTCTACAACAGTAATGTCGTGGATTCCTGGTTGTGCATCTTCAATAATAAATGCAGATATCCAACCAGCGGTTCCACCACCACAGATTACAATATTCACTCTTGCTCGGACTCTTTCTGTTTAATACCTACTGCTTGAATACAAAAAGCAAGATTCATCTTTAGTCTTTCATCTGTATTATCAATATCTACTGCATTCTGTGCATGTCTTGCAGCTTCTTCATACATTCCAAGGTTATAACATGCAATAGATGCGTAATCGTGTGGTGCTGAGCCCCAAGCCTCTGCTTCACAAAGATACTCTAAAGGTTTTTCAATAATAGCTAAAGCTTCCTTAGCGCACTCAAGAGAATTAACCCAGTCTTGACGTTCATAATACATTTTTGCCAAATCAACCCAAGGCTCTCTACGACCCGGTGCCTGAACAATTGCTTTACGCAACCACTCTTCTGCTTCTTGTGGAAGTGACTTAGCAATAAATCTCATAGATGCGGCACGCTCTGGCGCCCAATGAGCTGTAGGAAGTTCTAAGTGACGTTTTAATTCTTTAGCTGCCGCTTCATTTTGACCGTAGAAGAAAAGCTCACGTCCATAATAAAAAGCATTGCGATCATTGTATGGGTCTTCTTGTACTGAAAGTGCAAGAAGAGGTAAGTATTGAGAACGAGACTTAGTAGGATCTGGATGATGATGTGTTTCTAAACCTTCAATCCATTCTTGCTTTTCTTCCATTCCATAAACATACAAACACTCATGTACTGGATGGCGCCAACGATATCCCTTACGAGCATGAATATGGTCATAACTAAACTCTAGTCCCGGAGTGCCATCTTCATTCCAGGACCAGATGTGCTTATAGCG